GTTGACAGACAAGCCATGTATGATGCTTGCGCGGTGATGTGGGTAAGACTCCCACTTGCGACGAGGCACAAGGCCGTAAGGTACGCCCCTCGTTTTCCAGGCAATGGGGTAACAGAACCTACCGACGGGACAGGGCGCGGCAACGCGCTGCTGTCTGCATAAACCTATGAATAATTTGAACCTTTATGCAGATCGACATAGTTTGCAGGCTGTGTCGATGCTGTCAACATTCCACTTTAACCTGTATTTCCTGCTCCGGAAATAAACACGGCGCGGATCTTTCGATCTACGCGCCGCGCTTCCGGGGAACTTGAGTGTACCACATTGCTGCAAGAATCCGAACTGGCATGTATTTGGCGTAATAATCCAAACCAATCGCGGCGGGTTGCGCGGCTTGATTTAATTGTTATGATTCGCGGCATGAGTCAGGGGCGCAAGATCAAGAAGCCATTCGGCAAGCGTGGAGATCCAAATTGGATGGACACGATTCCTTTGACTCCTGAGTTCTTGAATCGCTCGAAAGTTCATGTGCGGAAGTACGGCAAAGTCCGAACAGACTTGCCTCCAGCCGCAAAGTAACGACAATTTGGTGGTAGGTGTGCAGCCGCATTACGAACGGGTATCGCCGACGAGGCAGCCCTCATAGCACACAAGTTGCGGTACTCCGGCTCAAGTTAGGAGTATTACCCACTGGCGAAGGTTGGTGGGAACGGACGTAGTAAGTCCATGTGCCAAGCATCCCGGCGCATGGCCGTGCGAAAGCATGTGGTGTAGTGGCATACCAGGGAATCGTCCACCCGAAACAAGGTGAAAGACCAACAGGCATACCGATGCGCGAAACCGTGCAAGTACGCTTCTCCGACTACGGTCGGGGATGCTCCCTCAACGCTCTCCGTGCTAGTACGTTGACAACGCGACATGTCATGTTTTGAATCAAAAAAACTTACCATTCCAGCCTTAGCATCTGCGCTTGTATGCAGATTTATGTGCTTGAAAAAACGAAATTTCAAAAACAAACCTACTCAACTGAATTCAAAGACCCGGCCTAATACCATCGAATTCGATGGGTTTAACTATGCACGTTTGATAGACATGCATAGATTTGCGCGTAACTTGAAACATGTATATACTCTCGCGTATGACAACAATCACATGGATGGACAACCGAAAGTTGATGGAAGAGATGTGGCCGAAGTGGAAACTTGAGCCTGTGCTGTCAAGTTTATTGAACGAGAAGTGGGGGTCTTTGCATCAGGACAAGTTGCAAGCATGCATTCGCCAGCACCGACTTGTTCGTGACTTTAAGCCTGAGATTGCAGCGATACACAAAGCGTATTGCGCTCTCATCCCTCAGAACCTGGTAGGCGAGCGTGAGGTTGAGCAAACACGCGACGACCTACAGCGATGCACACCACCGTCAGAACGAGAACTGAAGGAGTGGGATGATTGGGCTGAAACAATGCTCAACGATGTCACCGTGCGAGAACTAGAGCAGGTATCTGACTTTATTGGCCATGTCCCTGAGTCGCGCCGAATTCTTGCAGTCGCTGTTGAGCATGTCCGATTAAACACAAAGAGAGGCAACCGATGAGAACCGATTCCCGAGTCACAATGCAGCACCGCGAACAAGTGATGTTTTACCTTAAGAACGAGGGTTTCCTGTGTGGGTACACCAAGACAGGATTCATTGGGGTAGACGATGACGGCATTGTCATTCAATGCACCCCGTACCGCACAAGCGCACAGATACGGCACAACACCACCCGCAGGATTCGCGAGGAATATGTCAGGAAAGTGCCAACCACCGATTGGTTTACTCGCATCATTGACGAGTTGACACAGTGGGCAAACGATCCTAAAGCAGTTGTTCCATCACGCGTATTGCAGTCATCCAATCGACCAGTGCCGTCGAAGTTAAACGCATGAAACACGCTAACTTGCCGCATCACCTGTATGTGTATGTTGACAATCAGTTCCTTGGCCCTAACATGCCAGCCGGCACAACACCAGGCATCTGGCATGCCGTGTACGCCCGTCCCGGTCAGTACCTGTGTTGCCATGTCGTTCTAGCGTCAGGAGCGCACTGGTCAGGTTTGCCGCTTCACGCACTATCCTCCACCACTAACTTTGACCCGGATGTTGATGACTCCTCTCAGCCGTGGGGTGCTATGGGAGAACACATTGAAGCCATTCGATTGGATTACCTTGAAGGTCTAACTGTCAACGCATTCCGCGCTGAAGAGGAAGGAATACACACAGGTATTGTGATTGATTGGGCTGACGGTTCAAGCCGATACCCGGCCGAACACAAGCCACTTAGCCTCATTACCACCTTTGAAGGCTACTTCCTGCTCATCCCCAACAATCATTTCACTGTCGTTGACAAACACTTCGTTAAGCCCGATGCCTACAAGCAACAGTTAAAGTTGTACAAACGTGGCGAAGAAGTGTATTGGGAAATGTAATGCAATGCTATACTCGGTCGTATGCACAGTTACGACGATTTCAAATTTGCAATTAAAGCGTCCCTTGAATCAGAGGGATTGACACGAAACGACCTTGCCTTACGGATGGAGGAGGAGGGAATCCTACGCGCACATACAGTGCGATGCCTCCTCGGAGCACCAGGCACACGCAATGGCTCGCGAGTACCAAACTTTCGATCTGCCCTGCAAGTAGCACACGCAGCAGGGTTTGACCTTGTTCTACAAAAACGCGTATGAATACACGGATTGCCCTTATTGCTGTTAACGAATACGGAAAACGTATAGGGCAGTCACACCACAACGCACGAATACTTGACAGTGTTGTGCTGTCAATTCGTATCGCCCGTGAAGAACGCAAATTGTCGTATAACAAGTTGGCGGTGATGTTTAACCTAGGCAAGTCAACTATTCAAAAAATCTGCAACTATGAACGAAGAGCACAAATCCCTCGCGGTTACAAACGGGTCGTCCAAGTCCTTGCCGAAGAAACGCGGCCGGCCAAAGAAAGAAATCACCCCGGAAAGAATTGAATTACGGGAAGCACTTATTGCTTGGATTAGTAGCGGAAGATCGTTAAACGAATTCTGCAAACTTCACGGAAGTATCACTCGGCAAAGTGTTTACAATTGGATTGACAGTGATAAACAATTCGCTATACAATTCGCGCGCGCGAGAGATAGCGGGTGTGATGTCATTGCGGAAGACTGTCAAGCACTCGCCGACACCGAGCCAGTTGACCAAGTGCAAGCAGCCTGGAGAAGGTTGCAAGTTGACACACGCTTGCGTTTGCTAGCCAAATGGCATCCAAAGAAATACGGCGACCGCACCGCAGTTGATCACGGTGGTGGTGTCACACTTACGGTGACAACTGGTGTCCCATTAATCACATGACCGAGATCCGCATTGATTACCAACCGCGCAAGTGGCAACGAGAATGTCACATTGCTCGCAAGCGGTTTACTGTGCTGGCTCTTCACCGTCGCGCCGGCAAAACGGAACTTGCCATCATGGAACTCATTGACAAGGCCATGCGCTTTGACAAGGAACTTGGCTTGTTCTTCTACATTGCACCGTTCTTAAAGCAGGCCAAAGCCATTGCGTGGGCGCGACTTAAACAGAAGTTGTCACCGCTACTTGTTGCTAATGCCGTTGACATCAACGAAGGTGACTTGCTTGTCACTTTCAAGCACAACGGTTGCGTCATCCGGATCTTTGGTGGTGACAACCCCGATGCAATGCGCGGTGTTCGCCTTGACGGTTGCGTGATTGATGAGGTTGCCCAGGTTAAACCCGAGGTGTGGAACGACATCATTCAGCCGGCGTTGTCTGATCGTCAGGGGTGGGCAATGTTCATTGGCACACCTACGGGTGTCAACTTGTTCAGCGAGTTGTACTTCCGCGCACAGTCGTTATCAGGTTGGAACGCAGCGAAATATACCGTATACGATACTCAATCCATTGATCCGGTTGAAGTTGAGCGACTGAAGCGCGACATGCCTGAAACGGCGTTCGCTCGCGAGTACCTGTGTGACTTCAGCGCGGCCGGCGACGACCAGTTGATCAGCCTGTCAGACGCCGAGATGGCAGCGAAGCGGGAATACACCGACAAAGATGTGGAAGGATCAGCGCGGATACTTGGCGTTGATCCTGCGCGGTTTGGCGATGACCGCTCGGTCATCTTCAAGCGGCAGGGTCTTGTGGCATTCCAACCACTGGTGTACCGGGGCATTGACAACATGGAGTTGGCCGCTCGCGTTGCACAGGTCATTGACGATTGGGAGCCTGATGCTGTGTTCGTTGACAGCGGAGCGGGAGCGGGTGTCATTGACAGGTTGCGGC